TAACCTCCATATCACCCTGTGGGGGGGGCGGCTTAACAGGACGCGGATTCTTAGGCATAGACCTAAGACGTGCCCCTATGAGATCATTAGACATCATATCTATCTGCCAAGCCCTAAAGCGCCCAAATAGCTTCTTAATATTCATTACTCAGCCAACTCATCACCAGAGATCCCCATCTTATTACACATGGCAATAAGGTCTTCTCTGGATAGGTTGTCGACATGATCAACATCTGATATTTCTATCAGATCATTGGCGGTCACTTGCCACTTGATACCAAATTCTGTTTCTTCCATGATTATTCCCCCTTAAATTGACGGTAAACCAAGTCGCCTGTTTTGGCATCGTAATAGGCGGCGCCACTTTCAAGCATATTGGACTCAAGGGCGGCACGCCCCGATAAAGCCCCAAGTATTACCCCTAAAGTAAAAAAAGCAGCTATAACAAGTAGCCCCTTTTGCGAATCCGACATATTTTATCTCCTTAAAATCAAAATTGTTTACTCACTAATTGTAGCACTACTTGCTACAGTGTCAACAGGACTTTCCAATTATTTTTATTGGCTTTATTTTATAGGGTTAGTAGTAATATTGCAGCGGCCACCAGGGCCACCGCAATAAGGAACATTAGCCTTTTAGGCTTTTTTTGTGAGATCATCATCATTTCACTTTGAGCTAGATGTCTCAGAGGTCTATTTTGATTTCTCATTACAGGCCTATTTGTACCAATCAGTTAGCTTCACACGATTTTTAGACCATTTGGCAACGGCCTTGATATCATCGGGCTCCGGTATGGTCTTGCCGGTACACCATCGATTGATAGTACACCGAGCCTTGCCAAGCTGCTCAGCAACATCACTCTGATTAACACCCTTTTTCTTCAGGGTCTTTACATAATCTCCAAACTGCATGGTTCTCCTTCTTAAAAAAGTAATAGGCTGGATCCCTGAGAATCAAGCCCGTGGTAAATTAGAATAGGGTAAGTAGTTTTTTCTTCTTTGGTTTAGCTACCCGCTTACTCCTCTTCTTTGCAATTTTCCTCTCGGCAACACCAAAAACATTGGTATCAAGTTCCTTAATCTTGAGTAATGCAAAGTGCTTTTTATCCGGTGAAAGCCGTTTGGAATAGGTTCCATCTACTATCTGGGAATCATCGTTAAAAACGCCTGAATCCGTGATAGTATCTTCTAATAGCTTGCTGAAATTACCACAATCCCTTCTCACCTTGTTCTTCACATAAAGAATACAATGAAGCCTCACATCTCCCTTCATAGGGAGGTGGCCCAATTTCTTGAGCATCGCCGACACCTGGGCCTTCCACTGATCAGCTTCCTTGGTGGGAGTCTTGATAAAGTAGGGCTTAGGAGACTCTTTATCGTCTTTGTCATAATCCTTGGGGACAATAACACGTTCGATATAGAGTGCGTTTATCGAGATAGGGAAAGGGATTACAATCTCAATCATGGCTAGTACAGAGGGAAGTCGAAAGCGCCGGTGAGTTTTCGGCGACCCTTGCTCTTATTGCTCACACTGAAGGTTGTTAGGGTGCCGGTCTCAAAACAGAAATCAGCACCGATAAGCCTATCAGATTCGGCGATAACAAAGAGCGGATGATCTTTGATATAGCTGTTGAGCAATTCAGCTTTCTCAACTTGCTTCATGATCAGGTATTTATAGGCTGCGATGGCCTCTTGGTACTTCTTAACATCGCAACCCTTACACTCTGCCAGCAACGCCTTCGACTTCTTGATCTGAGTCACCATATCAGAATAGTGACCCTGCCACGCTGGTAAGCAAGTCATTTGCTCAGCATCCTGACAGGCCTTCAAGAGCCGATCATAATCAGCGGTATCAATCGGGTTCTGGGAGACCTCAGCGCCGCCCATGAGGTTTTCGGTAATGGCCTTCTGCTCATCGGTAAGATTAGAGGTGCCATCAATGCCCTCGCCACCATCAGGAGTCTCTTCAGTGGGCTCCTCAGTGGCTTCTTCGGTGGTTACCTCAGAGCCCTCGCCCTCGATTACTTCTTCCTCTACAACAATTTCTTCTTCTTCTTTCATGTGCTTTCCTTTTTACAGTACAAAAAATGGGGCGACACTGTGCCGCCCCTGGTTAAAACTAAACAGGGCTCTTGTGAGAAGCTGGACGCGAACAGGGGCCGCCGGTCTTCGTATCACCCTCAATAACGGGCTTGTCGTAATAGCCGGCTTCGATAACCCGAACTTGATGGATATCAAAGGTCTGATTGTCGATGGGCTTTCCATCTTGGAGGACAGTTGGTCTGAGAGTTATTCTCACACAAGAATTCAGCCAATTTGTCTCGCACTCGACAACGCCCTTGAATCCTGAGATACGATCTTCTGCCAGATCACCAAGCTCTACTACTGGTACTTCTTTATTCTTTTTTCCAAACATTTTCTTACCTTTCAAAATGCTTTATTGTTATGCCCTGGCACTTGCCAAGGTCAGTTAAAACTACGCTTCACCAAATTTAGCATCATCCGCACCGACTGATGAATTGATGTCTTTCTTTTTAGCGGCCGTATTCTTACCCGCGGCCGGCGCTGGATCAGCGTTCTTTTTCTTATGGGCCTCTGCCTTGAATTCCTGGGCATCATTGCGCTTTTGAAGCCCGCTTAAGACACCTTCAGCGGTAAACTCTTTATCCATGATCCCATTCACGATGCCGCGAAGAGTGATAAGGTGAGCCTGGGTTATCTGAGTTTCGTCGCCTATCTCTAAAAGATCTAAAATACGGGCCTTAGGGACGCCGAATTCTTCAAGTCTTTTAAACGCGAAGTCTTTCCGCTCTACAAATACGGAATCATCGAGCAGCATCTTTTTCTTGATGCCGTTCTCAACCTCATTGATCAGCACCTCAGGAACACATTTGAAGATTGCGTTTCTCTGAGCCTTTGCCGATGCTGCATTGATGATCATGGTTACCATGTCGGGGGAATACCGCTTCTTGTTACTGGTAAGAATGTTCATCCGTGATTCACCGGAGAAGGCAACGTTGGTCTCAAGGTCATGGCAAATACCTTGGACAGTCACATGACCCTCACCCTCCTCTACTAGGCGGGATTGAATGCGTAGATTGCCATAGGTATGGGCGACCAACTCAGCAAGGCGTATGCTCTTACCTTCAATTTTACCACCGCCGCGACTTGGCAAAACAAAGAGGCACTTTTCGGCCGTCACCTCATCAAAGGTGGCAAGCTCAGTGCATTTTTCTTTGAATTCCTTGATATTGCGGGGGAACTTCTTTGCCGTTGAGATCTGAATATCAATCTCCGCTGACACTTGAGCGCCAACTATTTCGGCACTGCTCACCCTCATAACTTCAACTTTTTCCGGTTCCATACTTCTCCTCAATCGTAATATGCGTAATTTGGTAAATCGATCTCAACAATATCATGAGACCGGGAATAGTTATTAATAAGGCTTTTACCGTAATACTTATTAATAAGTTTGATCGCTCTCCTTAGATCCTCACCTCCTCTTTTGATAGCCCTTGGGGCCATGCGGTAAACTTCTGTAATGAAATTGCCATTGTTCTCAGTGGCAATAATATAAAAATCGTCACACTCGAAAATAGTAAGATAGATATAGGCCTGGATGTGATATCCAAACTTAAATATTGATTTGCTAAAGTCGAATTCTTTGGCACACATAGTAGACTTGATGTCTGCCAGATACTTCCTACCGTTATTCACCCCCATGATATCGGTACGGGCCTTCCATGGCATACCGTGGAGCATTGTCCTTGCAGAGACCTCGAAATCATCAGCAACATCAAGTATATTTGAAGCCGTTGGATCTCCCTTGAGGCTCTTAATCATCTTCTGAAGGTCGATATTCTGCTGGTAGGTAATGAACGGCTGACCTCTCAATCCAAGCTGAAAGTTATTCCAGAGTTCTTTCCCCTCTTTGTATCGCCTATCGCACTTGGGGCCCACATTATAACAAAGGTCCTCAGGGGTCAGAATGGCGCTATGGAGCTCCGTGCCCAGCTTCATCGGGTCAGTCTCAATGAATGGCTTCTCAAACTCCTGAGTGCTCTCTAGGATGGGTTTTGCCCGGGAATTGCTCATCTCCTTCCACAAGAGATATTCTTTGAAGGGGACTTTTCTTAGGAGGTCGACCATTTAATCTTGGGCTGGTTTCAGGCTTTGGGCTGATTCGTCAATAGAAACGAGGAGAGCAAGGGCATCGGCACCGCACTCAGAGGCGGCGAGGTTTGCGGATTCGATAGCCTTTTTCTCTATTATTTCTATGAATTTAGGGTCTTTCTCTGACAATTCAATAATCAGCTTAAAGAATTCCATTGGAATAGCGACACGACAAGAGGCCCCAGCTTTATAAAATTGAGCACATTCGATGCTTTTGATATGGCCACGCTTCAGCATTCCACAAAACTCAACTGCTTTGAGGTTGCGATCTTGCACGGCGGCGGCATTGTTTATTTTTGTAAGAGTCTCTTCGTTAATCATATTTCTCCTAACTTAAAAAAAAGAGGATGCCCCCGGGTATAACCGGGGCGCGGCGTCAGCTGCGAAATCTGTTGAGATTAACATCCGTATTGTAAGGATCAAAGAAGTGCTTTCTTTTTCGATCACTGATAGATAAATGTAGCAAGATAAGCTACAAAGTCAAATTTATTTTTGGGGAATTAAAAAGGGCGACTTTAGCAAGAAAGCACTTAAGAGCTAAAGCCGCCCAGGGGGAGGACTTTTTCATTATGAGGGCAACGGGAAGTATCGGCACATTTAAGACCGTTCTTGGCAAATACTGGGCATCCCTCGCACCTATTGGCGCGCATCTCTGACCCTTTTATTTGCCTGTTGTTGATTTTTCCCGATTCGTTGGCTAACATAATACCCATAGCTTAGCCAGTTTTCGGCAATCATCAATTTTTTTATGGAGCAAATATGTCAAAAGAAAGCAAGAAAAAAGGATACATCGATGGAATGGGGACTATCCGTATCGATCATATGGAGCCCAAGCGCATTAATGCACCTGTCAAGGGTGCAACATATCTTCAGGACGATCGGGAGCCTCGCCTCTTCCTTAAGGTCGATAAGGACGGTAGATTCCTCGTAACGAACCCCGGGCAAGAGGAGACTGTCCTCGGTAAGCTCGGGCACATCGGACGCGATCAGGCCGCAATTAAGGCCCTTGCTATCGAAGAGGTCGAAGAGTATGACTTCTCTGGTATCGGCAAAGAAGAGGCTGAGAAGGCTGAGGAGGTGGCTCAGGCTGAATCCGATAAGGTTGAGGGTGAGAAACAGCGCCTTGCCCAGGAAGAGATTGACAAAAACAAAACCGAGGACGAAAAGAAGGCTGAAGCCGATAAGGTCGAGGAAGCTCTGAAAAACGAGATTGAGGCCATTGCCGAAAAGGAAGGCCTTAAGCTTCACGGGAATTTGAGCTCTGGTAAGATGCAAGCCGCCCTTGATGCACATCGTAAAAAGAATGGTGGGAAGCCTAAGCCAGTTCTCACCTAATTTAACTTTCGAGTTAATTCAAAGCCCTCGCCATTATAGCGGGGGCTTTTTTAATCCCCTTTTATTTCCCTGATAATCCCTCTCATACAGAATTTATATTGATGGCTTTTTAATACTGATACTAAATGAAAAGCCACCCGCCACCGCCTGGCCTCTACCGTCTTTTCCTGTGTTACGTGCTTCCCCAACCATTCCGCTAAACCCTTCATGATAGCCCCTTTCTCGATGCCTTCACCCTTAGGTTAATGATATTTTGTAGGTAGTCAATTGTAGCATGTAAATAGGGCGGGAATGTTGTGATTGCATAAAAAAACCCCGCAATCCATGAGGACGCGGGGCTTTTCTTTATGCTTTATTTATTTCCCAAAACCTCTAAACGTTCAATTAAATCACCTATCTGATCTGCAATCTGTAATTTATATTCATCGAATTCTTTGCGGGTCTGCTCCAACATCGCAGCGATCAGAGAAGTAGGCTTACCCTGATCAACTGACGCCGGCTCTTCGATAAGATCGACTTCTTTCTTTTTAACTTCCCAGACCTCTTTCCCATCATCGTCTAGAAAAGGCGTACCATCTTCATTTAGTTTTTTAACTTCAACGTCGACGATTTCAGTACCATATTTCTCGCCAATTTTGTAGTCCCATGTGCCAGAGGCGCGGGGGGTGCCGAGACCGCACTGCAGATCCTCTTCACAAGCAGCCCGAGCGTTATAGCCTATTTGAGGGCCTTGCTCTAAGTCGGGATTGCCGTCTTTATCTTTCCAGTAGAAACCGTAAAGGCATTTTTGAAGCTTGGCCCACTGCTCGTACAGGTTGAGTTTTTCTAACAATTTGGCCTCTTCTATTTTACGCTCGGGATCAGAGGTGGTATTGTAGGCAATCCCAGCCCCGCTATTCTTGATTGACCCCGCTAGCCCCGCAGCAACGGCGCTGTAGAAATTGTGATGGCTATCACCAGAAGATTGTTTTGCCGATCTTATCGCACCCAGAGAGTCGATACATATTCCAAGCGTAGCCGCTGTGAGTAGCCCAGCGGGTACTGCGCCGCTCAAAAGCCCGTCATCCTTGACCCTAAGAGCCTCTATGCTCCCTGCGGCGTTCGTTACGACAAACATCCCGCCCGCCTGACCAATTGAAGCGTAGAAATTGCTAGAGCTTGTCTTCAACGAACCAATGAGGCCGACACTATTCTCAAGCGTGAGTAGAGTTGTGGCAGAAGCGCCGCTAGCCTTCAAAGCAGCCTTCTTATCGGCTGCAAATGTTCTATCGCCGACATCTACCTGATCGGCTTCATGAAGAGAATCAACGTCGATAATCTGGGTTTTCTGATCGGTTATCAGCGTTATTTCACCGGAAACTGTAATGATCTGGTATAGGGGTATTGCCTGGACCGGCACGGCTCCGACAATAACCTCAATCGATTCGCTTGAGGTGGTGGTGTCAAGATAGACGTTATTCGTTGCATCATCGGTCAAGGCAATCACATCGGCCGAAAGGGCTATCAGTGCATTTTCACGGCGCAAAATACCGGATTTGATACCAAAATTAAGCCCCGCGGTTGTCCCGAAATCTTGCCCAAAATTATTACCGATCGCGCCAACAAACAGGTTGAGCGCCTGGATAAGCTGCTCTTCATCTCCACCGTCAAGGGTAATACCCTGCGATTCGATGAAGTTACAGAGCTCTTCCTGTACGTTATTCAACCACGTTTGTTCAACGATGGTGGCGGGTGTTGATGTCGCGGGGTTTCCGTTTGAAAACTTGTTTGCAACACTTCCAAAAGCATTAGTTCTTTTCATCGTTAAATCTCCTATACAAATCTAAATATAATTTTTGTATGCGCCGGTTTGGCGGCATTAAGTACACACTCTAAAACTTCATTTCCAAAAGTCCGGATTGGATCTCCTGAACTATTCTGGCCAGACTCAAACCACTTTTCATTAAACTCAGAGGTAACAACCGTCCAATAATAAGTCCATCCCACATCATGATTACCTATCTGTTGTCCTGAACAAGAAAAGCCACACATGAAATTATAGGCGGTGGGGCCGGTGATCGCATCGCCCGAACTACTTTGGCCGCTCCGGAATGGGCAACTCTTAATGATAGATATCTCAAAACCTAGACTCGCAGCCAGATCAATATAGAACTGAGTGCTTTGGCCTACTGGGCGCCTCAATGCGGCTACCACGGCCGCCCTACGCTCTCCCACGCTACCCTGGGGCACATCAGCAAGGCATTCATCCTTGACGATAACAGCATCCTCCCATTCTGGTAATAATTCGGTTGTGGTATAGGGTATCGCCTCGGTAAATAACCCCTGAGTCCTACCGTTTACAACACTGGCCTCATCGGCAAAAGAGGCAAAGAATTTTTCCATCACAGAATCTTTTTGGACATCCCACGCCGCACCCGGGGGAAGGAGTCTTTTGAACTGCTCGAGGAAATCAGCCGACGAAATACCCATTATATGAAGCTCACTGAGCCGAATGAGTGGATCTTACCAACGTCGACCGTCACATCTGCCACGGGAAGAAGGGTCAAATGGTCATATTCACCTTGAGCCTGGGAAATAGCTTCATTGATGCGGGATAGGGGGATTGTTCCGCCATCTATATAGCCACCGGCCGCACTAGAATAGATATTGCCCGAGGGGGTTGCCTCACGGGTTATCAGAGCCTTAAGCTCCTCTTCAACATTGGCCTGAACCTCAGTGGTATCAGTGGAGGCCGGCAAGAGTTGGATCACAAAGGCGATCGGGAAGGGCTCAAAGGCAAATACCGTAGAACTGCAGAGGTCAACCGGAGCGTGCGCGTCAATCGACGCCTGGACCTCAGCTATCAGCGGGGCACCTGGAATGGGATTATCTGGATCGTCGGTCAAAAACGATACGTCGACCACCCCGACCTGACCACCATTAAAGGGCAGTACGAAGACCTCACCAACACCATTGACCAGCTGAGCCCAATATACATAGTCCTGGACGGCCCCACCATGGGGGGCTTGACGGATAACGAACAGAAGGCGCTCCCTAAGATCCTTATCACCCTCCTGATTGAATCCACCGACAATACCCCCAGTACCAACGGTAACCGCATTGTCTACCCCGGCAATAGGCGCCTGAAGGGTCATTGCCTCACCCTCAGCAAGATTGCCACCCGTGCCGGACAGAGGGGCTATCAGGTCGACGGATCCAGCGCCGGCCACAAGAGTAAGATCGGCAACCGTTTTATATTGAACGCCATCACCATCAACCACAATCGAATCTTGAGCAATGAATTCAACACCGGTCCCCGTGAAGTCACCTGGGCCCTGGGCAAAGGTTGCGGCCAATCTGATAATATCGAAGACCGCCGCCCAATCATCAAGAAAGCCGTCCTCTGCAGTAGTGGGGATAATCTGCTTTGCGATAAAATCAATTGCCCCATACTCCTCGTAGGCATTACCAGCAAATACACGGGCAACGATATCATTGACGGCGCGGCGGGAAGCAGTACCCCCAAGCCGGGCGGTAAGAGAATCGGTCAGTCTATTAATTATTTCTTGTAGTGATGGTCTTGAGTATGGCATTATTCTACTATCTCCAAAGATTGGGCGTCCCACGCGTAATTAAAGCGGAATTGTTCGCGGTTGCCATTTGGTCTAACTATATCGATTGTTAAAAATACCCATCCAATACGAGAAGAGAGCCGGGTAACTGTGACATTAATCTCACTGGCTATTAAATCCGCGATCATCCAGGCAAGGGCATCTTCTGAAAACTGCTTGAAATCGTTCAGGGTTTGATTTGTTATCTTTTCCCGGGCAAGAGTCCAGAGGAGAGATCCCCACTTATCATTCTCAACCTTGGGATAGATATCGCCCCACCAACCTTGGAGCTTGTCGAGGTCATTACCATCGATATCGGCATCATCGGGGGCCCGACGATTAATGAAGAGAGAATTGATCACCCATCCATTCATGATAGAGGTAGTGGCCATGTCCCCATTATTATCAGACATATCAAAGCGTGATTTACCATCTACATCAAGAATGAAGTCAAGAGAGAGGTCAACAGGGGAGTTCTCGGTACTAGGAAGTTGTTTGATAGCCATCAGTTATGAGGCCCATCAGTATCGACTTCTGAATCACCATTACCATCATCATCCTGTGAATGGATATGGGTCTTGTGCTCGACGCCATTAATCTCCACGCCATCGGGGACGGTCATTTGACCCCCGACAACGGAGACATTTGATATCGCACAATCGGGCGAATTGGCTGTAAATTTGGTAGATGCGTTGATCACTGTGTTTTCCGTGTTAGCCTCAAATTCAGGAGTATTTAAAGTAAATTTCTCAGATGCATTAATTGTAACCCGTTTTGTATTTATCTCAACATCATCAGCAACATTGGCAACAAATTTCTTCTTGCTGAATAGCTCTATGGTATTATCCCGACGAAAGCGGATAAAGTCACCTTCATCAGTATAGAGCATAACCTCACCCTTAATCAGGTTCTTTGGGCGGCTTGCCCGGTGCTGTGTGGCTATAACAATCCCATGATCCCTATTCCCCGCCATAAAGGCCGTTAAGTGCTCTGAGCCCTCAGCGGGGACAACATAGGTAAATCCATAGTGCTTAAGGGTCTCTATCTGAGAACGGAGCTCCCCGGCCAGGAGATTAAGATCGTTAGTCTGCAGTTCGCCAGAATCGTCGACGTTATTGATTATTCCCCGGGAAAATATGAGCATAGACCGGCGCTTAATCTGTTCGCCAAATTCTCTGAGAACTTTCATTATCTGAGAACTGGACATTATTTGAGTACCGGAAAGGAGCTGAGGGATTCTGATTTTGCCGTCTTGGCCAACTCTGGGAGAAAGGCATCAGGACGCTTCAAGGTCATTTTGGTTATGGTACCAGCCTCTTGATCTTGGCTAAATGTCAAATCGGTAATCAATAATTCGGCATTCATATACAAGTAAGTTGATTCCACCCGCACAAGCGTATTAACGGCCCATAAAGCCCCTTGACCATCACGCCAGCCTACCACCTCCACATTAACCCCCATAGCATCCCCTACCCTGTTTGCCGCCTCCCATTCGGCGCGCTTCTGTGCCTGTTCGCCGTTGGAACTGTTTTCAGCTAATACGATGAGGGGGCGAAACCTTGATACACCCGCATCAGTGGCCTTGCCCTGGACCTGGGAAGAATCTTTTGCAAGAGTAAAGTTTGCCACGGATCCAGTTTGAGATTTTACAGTGTAATTACTAAATCTCTGAGAATCATCAAATATGGCGCTCCCTGATTTAATATTCGTCTTCTGACTCCGAGGGTCTTGCAATAATACGGTTTGAGTCTTTTTTGATCCGGCGCGCTGTATCTCGATCGAGCCCTCAGGATTTGAGACAACCAGGACCCCGATCTCACCCGCTGCGCGTGAAATAGCTTCATAACACTTTTCCCCGGGCTGAACCTTGAACTTTGCTATCTTTGTGGTGTCGCCAACCTTATCGATCACGGCGATCCCAAAGGGAATGGCTATTTGCTGGGCAGCATCCACCAGAGATACGTTATTTAACTCATCAACGCCCTTGCTTGGATCCTCTTCGGTGGCAACGCTACAATCAACCAGATCGCCGGCCATTGACCTTCCGCTTATCTTGATAGTATGCGAGGTGGCAGAGAAGGCGGGGATGATCTTGTCAAGATATCCGGTGAGAACCAGATCATTATCAATCTTGACCTGTATGGCATCCCCAGACCTCAGGGGAGACCTTGCCCCGATGAGAGACCATTTATCAGAGACCTCAACTCTAAAGGAATCGGCAATATTTTCAATTGACTTGGTTACCGAGAGTTTTTCCCAGAATTCAAAGACAAACCTATTGGC